GGTTCCCCATCGATGAACTCAAGCGCAAACAGCGTATGAACCCACGCGACTTCGCAGCCCTATACCTACAGAACCCAAGGATAGAAGGCGGTAACTTAATCAAGCAGCAGTGGTGGAGACTCTACGACAAGGACAGCATGAGAACCGATGACTATGCCCAGATCATCATTGCTATCGACACAGCCTTTAAGAAGACCCAGACCTCTGACTACACAGTAGCCATGACCATGGGCATCACCAGAAATGGTGACATCTACATCATCGACATAATAAAGGGTAAGTGGGACTTCCCCGAACTCAAGGCTCAATCAATCGCCCTAAACAATAAGTGGCGAGGCAGGGGATTACGCGCCCTCTATATAGAGGACAAAGCCAGTGGACAATCTCTCATACAAGAACTCAGACGCGAGTCAGGTATCTCAGTAATAGCCCACAAAGTAGTTCACGATAAGGTATCTCGCGTACACGCGATCACCCCACTCATAGAATCAGGAAGGGTCTACTTACCCAAGGGTGCGCCATGGTTTGATGACTTCATCGAAGAGACCCTCTCATTCCCCAGCGGAACCCACGATGACCAAGTGGATGCCATGAGTATGGGTCTGGACATCCTGTCCAGAACAACCATCAACCCAGACCAAGCCTTCGGTATGCTCTCAGGACATGGATCACTCAACAGTGAGAATGCTTACGGACATTCCGACATATCAAACTCACCAAGTGATCGAGCACCCAACAGCAATAGACACTCTTCATCGAGCGACTCAGCTTCATGGTATGGATGGGGAGAGTAGCAATAGGGCAGGACGACCCAAGCCTACCCATCACCCAAAATCATCAAAGCAACAATAACAGCTAGGGTGATTTATGGGGTGGGGCGGCACTAACCTAACAAGCAGCATTAAGACGATCTCTCAGGGTCAAGCCAATACCATGACAGACGAAGAGATTGCAGCAATGTCACCCTCCCAGCGTAATGCCTATCTATCTAAAATAAGTAGGGCATCGAACAATCGACTTTCCGCTACACCAGCATCAGCTCAAAGTACGAGCCATGCACGATTTAACTCACAGGGCTAACAGCAGACATGAGCTACTATAAAACAGGCACTGCCGACTCCAGCGAAGTTATCATTGACCTATCTATGCACTTAGATTCCCTGATGTCGTATGACGATATTTCCGACCTCCTCTCCGAGGAGGATGAGAAGAAGATTTGCGCCTACGTCCAAGCCATGGGTCGAATGGCACATGATAAAGTCTCGCAGCGTTATCCCCAATGGAAGCGTGCAGACGAAGCTCACGACATCTATGTACCACCAGACGCAACCAAGTTCCGCGAGAAAGCAGTCATCGCAGACACACGAGCTATAGCCGACACTGTACTAACCTACCTTATGTCAGCACTGGCTGGTCGTAACCCGATGTTCATGCTAGAAGGACTTGACCGCAAATCACGCGAGTCTTCCGCTATCCTAGAACGCTTGATGCACCAGCACATGCGAAGAACAGCAGGCGAGGCTGGAATAGCCCAGCACCTACTAGACAGTATCCGTTATGGTTATGCCCCAACCAAAGTAATCTGGAACCCGAACACTAACACCAACGACATCATTAACTACAACCCAAGACGCACCTTCCACGACCCTCGTGTAAATTGGGGTGACTGGGACAAGATGCAGTTCGTGATCTTCGTTGACTACCAATCAACCAACCAGCTATTAGCCACCAACCAATACAAGAAGCTACACGACTACCCAGCTCTTCGTAGCTCTAGCATTGGCACAAAGTCTGGCTGGGAGATACACCAAGACCATCACCAGTCTGCCCAAGGCATGACAGTTCGACCCAATGATGTACAAGGAGAAAACGGATACTCACTCAGTGGCGCAAGAACCACAGATGAAGTGTGGGTACGCCTCAATGGATTCGAGGTTGGCTTACCCCAGCTCAATCAAATCTGGATGGTCATGACTATCCTCGATGAGAACGTAGTAATCCGTTGTCAGCTCTCTCCATACGGACAGCAATTCCCTGCCGTATTTGGAGGACTCCACAACGACAAGCACAAAACTTACTCCCAGTCTCTTTACGATCTTATGCTCCCACTCCACGACATTGGCTCTTGGTTACTCCGCAGCAGGATAGACAACGTACAAGCGACTCTTAACAATTTAATCTTCGCTGACCCCACTCAAGTCAACATTAGTGACCTGATAGATCGTAATCCGTGGGGATTAGTTCGCACCCTCCCTGGAGTCAAGCCCTCCGATGGCATCCATATCGCCTCCGTGCCAGATGTCACCTCCTCACATTGGAACGATATGGCTGGAATCTCCGAGATGAAACAACGTCTCTCCGCAGCCAGTGATGCACAACAGGGTCTACCAACCAGTGATGGAATCCGCTCCGCGACAGAAATCCAACGTCTAACCCAGCTCGGCTCCCAGCGACTTGGAGTTCTAGCACGAGTGATGTCTGCAACAAGCATCCGTCCGATGGCCCGTATGATGATCGGCAATCTCCAAGATGCCCTTGAACTCAACGGAAGCCTACGAGTAGATGCAACAGACCAGTCCACCCTCATCTCTCAGAAGGTAAAAGACGGGTACATCGACTACACCAGTAAAGACATCCAAGGCAACATCGACTACCTAGTAGTAGACGGAACACTCCCAGTTGAACCCACTCGCTCCCCAGAAACTTGGATGAACATGATCCAAACAATGACGAACACTGGACTCAACATGGAATACAAGATGCCCAAGATAGCAGAAGAAGCTATCCGCTCCATGGGAATCTCTGACTTAGAGCAATTTAAAATCTCTGAAGAAGAAAGACAGCAAGGCCCATCTCCATCACAACAGATGGCTCTCCTAGAGAAAGCCAGAGGAGCATCCGTGCAAACAGAAGAGCAGGTCATGTCGGAAGTTCAGAAGGGCAACTTAATCCCCATGTCTCAAAAACAAAGAGGCTAATAACCAAGGACGACCAGATAGCCCTCAAGCGTAAAAATAGACAAAACATTGAGGGCTACCCATGACAATTAATAAGACATCACTACTGGCTAGAACAATCGAACCAGCGGTACGAGATTACATTGATGCGTCTATGCAGGATGCTGCTGATGCTCACTTTAAAAAGCTCGCATCTATTAAAGAAACCAACGAAGCCAATCAAAACACTCTGATGAAAGAACTCTCCGAGATCAAGGCTAACTTGAATACAGTCAATGGCATCATCGCTAACGACCCTAGTCATCGACTAACAAAAGCAAAGCTAATTAAGATTGCAACGGAGCTAGGTCTATGAGTATTACCCGTCCTGTTGGCGAACAGCTCACATTCAAATCAGCCAAGACAGGCGATCACGTTCTCGATACCTACCTTGAAGCAGTGGAGCGTGGATCTCGAACCCTTGCAGACATCGTTGATGAACTCGTAAACTCCTCTGGAGATTTACGCACTGACATCTTTGCGTTCCGCGAAGCTCCAGTCGTAAACAATGTACGCACAGGCATCCTCCAAGCCAGAGTAGGAACTTATGTAGACGCTAACGCTGGCTGGACAAACATCTCCTCCGCAAACTTTGCTACCTTCGTCACCGATTGCCAGACAGCTAAGTCCCAAGCAGTTACTGCTAAGACAGCAGCCGAGACAGCAGAGACTAATGCAGAGACAGCAGAAACAAACGCAGAGACTGCCAGAGACTTAGCCCAAGATTGGGCAGAGAAAACAAACGGAGTAGTTACAGGAAGTAGTTACTCTGCAAAGCACTGGGCAACTACTGGCACAGTCGCAACAGTTAGTTCAGCGATAGCTAACGTAAACACTGTTGCTGGTTCAATCTCTAACGTAAACACTGTTGCAGGAAAACAAGCCCAGATAACCCTACTTGGTACGTCTGACGCTGTTGCCGATATGAACACGCTTGCCACATCTGATGTTGTGTCGGATATGAATACGCTTGGAACATCTGATGTTGTATCGGATATGAACACCCTTGGCACAGCAGACGTTGTGTCTGACATGAACACTTTGGGTACATCAAGCAATGTATCCAACATGAACACCCTTGCTGGTATCTCGTCTAACATTACAACTGTTGCAGGAATATCTTCTGCTGTAACCACCGCAGCTAATAACACATCCGCAATACAAGCCGCCCCTGCTCACGCTTCAACCGCAAGCACTCAAGCTGGCATTGCCACCACGAAAGCCCAAGAAGCAGCAGCATCTGCCTCCAGCGCATCTGGCGCAGTCAATACAGCAATCAACAATCTAACAACAGTATATGATCCCATTGGTGCTTCCGTAGCAATGGCTATAGCTCTAGGAGGCTAACCAAATGGCTAATACATTTAAAAACGCAGGCGTGGCAATAGGCACATCACGCACAACACTGTACACCGCTCCAGCTAACACTCAGTCAGTTATCCATGCGCTCTACATCTCCAACATCGATGGAGTCAACGATGCCAATGTCACAGTGGAAGTCACAATTGACGGAGGCACAACCTACCGCCACATCTGTAAGACTGTTCCCGTACCAGCAGACGCAACTCTCCTCATGGATAAGCCTATCAATTTAGAAGCAGGAGACATCCTTGGACTTACAGCATCCGTTGCTGGAGACCTAGAAGTGTTTGCCAGTATCTTAGAAATCGCATAGGAGTAAAGCATGAGTTACATAGGTCATGTTGATGGTTTTTCATCAGTACAATCGGCACTAGCGAAGTACAAATTTGTAGCCACAAACAATCAGACTACATTCACTGGCTCCGATGCCAACGGGAATACCCTAGCTTACATAGCGTTTAACATTATCGTGACGTTGAATGGCGTGACCTTGGATGAAACTGACTACACCGCAACCAATGGAACTGCCATAGTTTTAACGACAGGTGCAGCGACAGGTAGTGAGCTAGTCATCCTAACCTTTAATGATTTCGCAGTCGGCAATACCTACACACAAGCCCAGACTCAGACGTTACTTAATACACAACGCCCTGCTCTTGGAGTTAATGGAATCATCAGAACAAATGCGAACACGATCAGTGAGAACATCACGATACCAGCCAATACTAATGGTATGTCAGCAGGGCCAATAACGATTGCAGATGGGAACACAATAATTCTAAATGGCACTTGGAGTATCGTATGAGTACGCTAACGCTTAAAGAACTCTCCGCACCTACGGGCGAGGTGATTAAGATTGCAGCAGGTAAGACACTTGACCTTCATTCACAAGGCACAACTAAAATGCCTACAGGGTCAGTGATTCAAACAGTTAATACTCTAAGCACAAGCATGATTTCTGGAACAACCACAGTACCTATTGATGACACTATCCCTCAAATAACAGAAGGTTTTGAGGTGATGACTTTAAACATTACTCCTACAAGTGCAACAAATAAACTTTGGATTAATATCGTAACTCATATATCTGCTTCAGTTAATGCCATACCAACCTCAAGTTTATTTGTTGGAACTACAGCAAATGCTTTAGCCACTTGTTACACCCATGCGTATGGGGCTGCGGATCATCCACTAAATCATAAACTCATACATTACATGACTAGTGGATCAACTTCCGAACTGACATTCAGAGTGAGAGTAGGAATGAATAACAGTGGAACAACCACCTTCAATGGAAGGTCGGGTTCTAGGAAAATGGGTGGCGCAATAACCTCCACAATAACCATTATGGAGATACAAGTCTAATGGCCTCTAAACTAAAAACAGACATCCTTGAGACAGTATCTGGCAGTGGCACGATTGCGTTGACCAACCAGTTAAGCGGTATGACAAGTGCTAGTGTACCCACAGGCTCAGTTTTGCAAATTGTTAGTGCAACTTTAAAATCAGCAGTGGCAATTTCATCAAATGAAACAAACACGTATGTAGCGTCAGGTCTTTCTGCTGCAATTACTCCATCTTCTACGAGTAGTAAAATACTTGTTAGCGTAAATATATTTTATGGATATGCGCTAGGAACCATGCACTTTCGTTTAGCAAGAGGAAGTGACTCAACTATTTGTATCGGTGATGCGGGGACAAGCCTCCAGCTTAGAGATACTGCGGCAGTACGAACTAACGGAACTCCTTACGCAATTGAGATGAACTCAATACCAATGCAGCACTTAGACAGCCCCTCAACCACAAGCGCAACAACATACTCAGTAATGGTAACGCTAGGGAATAGTTACAACTCAACTATGTTCATTAATAGACCTAACAATCAGGATAATGGCAGCTACTCTCCCCGTGGGACTAGCACAATAACCCTAACAGAAATTAAAGGATAACATCACATGACAGATACAGTAGCAGCACTACAATCCCTTACTCCAAACGCCCAGTGGGTTCTCCGTGGAGACGAGCTAGAGTGGTTAGACACCGAGCAAACTCAACCTACTACTGCACAGTTGTTAGCAGAAGTCATGCGGCTTCAAGCGGCTTATGATGCTCTAGCATACGCACGTAGCCGCAAGGTTGAATACGACAAATTGAACCAAGACGAAATGCGTTTTGACGACTTGGTGAACTCAACCACAACTTGGCACGATGCTATCGCAGCAATCAAAGTAGCCATACCCAAGCCATAGGAGTAGTGAAATATGACTACAACTATTACGGGTCTAACTGGCATTGATAACATCAAGGCAGCTACAGGTGCTGTGTTACAGGTGGTTAATTTCAGAAGCACAGGCTTCAATACAGCTACAACATCTACATCATATGTGGACACTGGAGTAGAAGCATCTATTACTCCTTCCTCAACTAACAGTAAAATATTGATTATTGCTAATTTAAATGGACTATACAAATCTAGTTCAAACAATGTTGTTAGCACTAGGTTATTAAGAGGTTCTACGGAGTTAGGCGATATAGATTCAATCAACACATATACCGATAGCACTGCCGCTTCTGCTGCTGGTGCGTCTATTAGCTATTTAGATAGTCCTAGTTCTAGTTCTGCTATTACATACAAAGTTCAGTTTGCATCAGCGAATGGTGCAACTGCACAGATTAATGTGCGGTGGAACTCCTCTTATACTACGCACTCATTTATAACACTAATGGAGATCGCAGGATGAGCAAGGCAAGAGATGGAGCAAATACTTTACTTACTATTGGCACTGACTTGGCTGCAAAGGCTCCTTTGGCTAGTCCCGTATTCACAGGCAACTTAGGTGTTGGTGTAACGCCAGAGACAGGCTGGCAGAGTTACCAAGCCATTCGTTTAGGTGGGGTAGCTTCAGTATGGAGCAGTACAGCAAAAGCGGCTAATGGACATACTCAATTTGGCAACAACGTCTATCGTGATAGTTCAGGTAATGATAAGTACATTGTTACAGATGAGGCATCAAAATATAGACAAGGGGCAGGTGGTCATCACTTTTCAGTAGCAGCATCAGGTTCAGCAGACGCAGCCGTAAGTTTTTCCACTTCTTTGAATCTTACTAATGATGGCAGAGGCTTGTCAGCGTTTACGGCAAAAGCTTGGGTAAACTTAAATGGCACAGGCACTCCTGCCATAAGATCAAGCCACAATATTAGTAGCGTCACAGACAATGGTACAGGAGATTACATCCCAGTATTCGCAGTCGCCATGAGCAACGCTAATTACGCTGCCGTGGCAAATGGAGGTGCGGTAAATAACTGGCGTGGTACTGAAACAACAGTAATAACTGTAAGCACCGCAAACTTTAGAATCTATCACGTTGAAGACAGCAGTACCTATGACCCTGATTTTATTACTGCAATAGTATTTGGAATATAACTATGAAAATTATATATGACAACGATGGTACGTTAAACCAGATGATACCAGCACCCAACTTCTTGGCTACCTTAACAGGTACGCTAGAAGAAAAGTTAATTCATATAGCTAACAAAGATTTGCCTACGGGTACTCTTTATGAGATTACAGATGCAGACTTTTCTGACAGAACATTTAGGGCTGCATGGGAATATGTTTCTGGTGATACTGAACTAACATCGGCTGACCTTTCTTTAGATGACCAACTTAAATACAACAAAATTACTCAAGAGGTCTACGATGCCACTTCACCTTAGTATGACTAAAGCAAAAGTAATTGCACACGATGCCAGACGAGCTGCACGAAACGCAGACTTTGCACCACTAGACATCAAGGCCACTATCCCTGCCGAAGCCGAAGCAGCCGAAGCAGCCCGTGCAACCATTCGCAGTATTGATGCAGCACTTCAAGTAAGTATGGAAGCAGCCACTGATGCCGCATCACTCAAGGCTTTGATGCCAACAGGAGAATAACGAATGAGCTACTTGGGTAGAGGTTCAAATTTAACACGAAAGGCACAAGATAAAGTTTCTTTCCTTGCTACAGCAGGACAGACAGTTAGAACTGGTTTGAGCTATGTCCCTACGCATGTAGACGTTACAGTCAATGGTATTACTCTTACTGAGATTACGGACTACACAGCTACGAATGGCAATAGTATTACCTTCACTGTTGCTCTGGCTCTTAATGATGAAGTCACCATTGTATCTTCTAAGACATTTGAACTAGCTAATCATTACACCATCTCTGCTGCTAATGCTTTGTTGGCAGCTAAGGCTACTAACACTGCCGTTGCTCTCAAGGCTCCCATTGCTAGCCCTAGTTTTACTGCAAAAGCTACAATAAGCATTGCATCAGCGAATGGAGATATTCTTGATTTTAAATCAAACGGCTCTGACGTAGGTACTATTGGTACGTTAGGCGGTGCAACTTATTTCGGAAGTGAAGATAGCGGAATAATGTTTAATGGTGTCAATCAAAACCCAACTAGTGGAGGCTCAACAAGAGTCGATAATACCAACGATCTAGGTGCTGCAAGTTATCGGTATAAAGACATCTATCTGGGCGGTGGTGCTTTTATAGGTGGCACTAGTACAGCTAATAAATTGGATGATTATGAAGAGGGTACTTGGACACCATCATTAGGTAGCATAAACAGTAGCGCACCCGCAGGAAGCTTTGCCCATGTAGGTTCATACATAAAAGTAGGTAGAGCCGTACACCTGACCATATACATACAATGTAACAGTATTTCAAGTTTTGGTGGAGGCATTTTATCAATAGATGGTATTCCCTTTAACGCTACTACAGCCGATGGCTATATGCCTAGTGGATTTCTTATTGTGCATAGTTGGGATCCTGCAAGGTCACCACATGGCGGTGTTACTTTTTTCACCCCTAACAGGCTGGGGTTTTTGACATCTAATCACGATTCTGGATGGAACTGGGAACAAACGAATGCTCTCAATGCCACAACTGTTTTTAGATGCACCATGACCTATACAGCAGTTTCATAAATTATCTAGCTTGGATTAGCTAGTGGAGAAGTAACATGGCATTAACAAAAGAAGTAACCCAAGACAAGATTGAAGTTGTAGGAGAGTTTAAGACAGTACAGGTACGAACTTGCACTAAAGTATTGGAAGATGGAGTAGAGTTATCTTCAAGCTTTCATCGTCACATTGTTAACGCAGGTGATGACTACTCTGCCGAACCAGCAGGAGTGCAAGCAATTTGTGCAGCAGTGCATACAGATGCTGTAGTAGCCGCTTACGCAGCTTATTTAGAGGCTCTAATCGCAGCAGGGGGAGAGTAGAATGACTAAGGCAAGAAACTTATCTCTACTCAGCGCAGTTGAGGCTGGTGCTACAGCAGACCAG